GGTCAGGTCAATGCCATACTACGAAACCATCAATTATTCCCACTATATGTCGGGAATACGTGAGACGACTGGTGTCTCTAAGACTGCCAGATCGCTTCACGAGGTTTCGCGCGACCGTTCCTATCGAACCCACTATCCCGACGGCAAAGTCGTGAAGTTGGTAAAGAAGAACGTCGCCGAGCCGTACTCGTGGTTTGTCGATAATGAGAGGCTGAAAAAGCAAGCTTTGACAGCATCTGGTTTCGACACATCCGCGTTTACGGTGGATCGTGGCCATACATGGGAAAACGAGAAGTGGGATGTGAAGTTGCCTGGGATGAATTTCTCAAGCTATACTACAGCATCGCGCGTCCAGGGCACTGTGTGCACTGGTCTCTTTCCAACGTGGTCAGGGACTCCCAGTCCCTTTAAGTTCAACGTTCCGACTTCAAGTCTGGAAAGTTGGGCTGCCACCATGTTTGGCCGTATGGCGCCTTCTGTGAGTGAGTTCTCACTCTCCAATTTCTTGGGTGAGCTCCGTGAGGGGCTTCCAAGATTCGGCACTGCATTTCTTTCCTCTAAGGTAAAGAACTACAAGGCCTTGGGAGATGATTATCTCAACGTTGAGTTTGGGTGGAAACCCTTCCTCAGCGACTTGCAAAGCATCGCGCAGGCTCTCGCCGACGCGTCCTACGGGCTATTCAGGCCCCTAGGTGCAACCCACAGAAGCAGGACTGCTCAACCGATCGAAACGTTGACACGTTACGATCAGAGCAATGCTAGGATAACCTGGTTCGGAGGTGGATCTTCGTATCAGGGGGGTAATTTACCCTCTGATCAGGAGATCGAAACCCCCGACTGGGTCAGTCCTACTTGGGCTCGAGTGAGCGGTGACATCTTGCAATCTGAAAAGATTACAGTGCAACGCTCCATTGAGGGAGAGTTTGTCTATATACCTAAGGCGGGTTTCGACCCTTCTAAGTATATGGACAGACTGGAAACCCTGATGTCTTTTGACATCACTCCGTCGGTTCTTTGGAACCTCCAGCCCTGGACCTGGCTTGCTGATTGGTTCGTCGATATCGGCGGAGCAATCAGCTCGATGGAGGGCGCGATGCTGAATCGCGTCCTCACCACGTATCTGTATGCGATGGAGACGACCACGGTAAAACATGGTTATCTCCTCTCGAAGATGCATCCCACGTTTACCGGTGAGGTTTATGTGGGTCCTACATCTTACGCGAACACGACATACTATGTCCGTAAGCGTCGGATACGTGCGAATCCTTTCGGGTTCAATGGTTCGTCGGATTTTGTTGGCTTGAACAGCGAGCAGTCCGCGATCCTGGGCGCACTGGGTCTTACAAGATCCAGAGTGCGCTAAAATCACAGTTACCTACCCAACTGTCGGAACCATCCGACACAACACCACAAGGAGAACCGGTGCTTACCGATCCTCAGTCCGTTACCCTTTCGGGTACGGCCATTTCTCTGCCTCGTCTCGATGAGCGTGCAGACACTCACGTCTACACGAACCGAGCAAGCAAGGTTGATCTCTTTGTCACCCAGCGGGTTGACAAGAACAACGTTGCTCGCTCGTCTGTGTCGCTCGTCACGACTGTCAACGTCACGGACCCTGTTACGGGTCTCGTGTCGAAGCAGCGTCCGAGCGTCAACGTCAGCTTTGCGATCCCCGACGGGGTTCTCTCGGCTGATCTCGAAGCTTCTTACGCGGCTCTCACGAACGCGCTCGAAGCTGGGACGAATGCTCTCCTCAAGAAGATTCTTGGGGGTGAGAAGTGAGCGCTATGGAAGCCATGATGATTGTCGCCATCGGAATTCTGACTACAGTCAGTATCGGTGGTTTCATCGTCGCAACTTCTAAGCGCTGATCGATAAGTTATCGGCTGGAAGAACCACCCCCGTGAAGGAGGGGTCTTGAAAAGCCTGGTAACTCTCCATCTGGCAGTCCTGCATGACGCGGGACTTCATTGCGCTATCCATGTGCATCGGGATGCGGATACTATCCGCTCCCGTTGGGAACACGAAGGTGATTCGTTCCTCACGATCACCCTGCCTGAGTTTGCGAAGGCCCTTGAGAAAGGTCTTCGTGATGGCTCATGGCCGCGACACATGGTACCGGCTTTCCGGCACCATGGAGGGCTCCCCCATTTTCTTGGAGGTTTCCTCTCGCGTGTGTTCTCTGATGATGGGAATATCTTGCCGAACCCCGACCCAGATGCTATCTGGGCCGTCCGTCAGATTTGTTATCTGACGGGTAAGCTTGAGCGCGATTGTACCCCCGAAAGGATACAGCGTGCAAAGGCACAGTTCGTCAAGACTGACGAGGAACTCATGGAGCACTATATGGTCGGTATCGATCCGGCCCTATGGCGCCACTTTAACCAGTGGACTCTCCATTTGTTCGGGGATTTGTTTGACAAGTTGGAGACGGTTGTCTCTTCCTTCTCACTTATCCCGCGTCACGGACCTGGCGCTGTCGCTGATCGTCTTGATCATAAACAGCGCTGGGAATTGGATTATTGGACTGAGCGACTCAATGAGGTTTTCCCCTCAGAGTTGTACAGCTCCAACCTTCCAACTGGTCCCCGTGACCTCGTGGCCCCACAGCACGAACTTCCCGTACGGGTTGTTTGTGTGCCAAAAACGCAGAAGACACCGCGTATCATTGCGATCGAGCCCTCAACTGTGCAGTTTGCACAGCAAGGGCTTAAGCGCGAGATTTACGCTGGTGTGGAGCACTCAGACTCTGGTGTTCTGGGTTTCACTGATCAGGAGAGAAACCAGAAGCTGGCCCATCAGGGCTCACTTACTGGTTCTCTCGCTACGCTCGATCTGAGCGAAGCTTCTGACCGTGTTCACACCGAAATAGTTGAGGAACTATTCCGGTATCACCCACATCTGCGCGACTTCGTCATGGCGACGAGGTCGGCGAAGGCAGACCTGGATGGTGAGGTTTTCAACCTCGCCAAGTTTGCCTCTATGGGGTCTGCGCTGACGTTTCCTATTGAGGCGATGATCTTCACGGTCATCGCCTGCATGGGCGTCTACGCACAGAAATTCCCTCGGATTCGTGATATCCACGGATCTGTCAGCGTCTACGGGGATGACATTGTCGTCCCTGTGGACCGGGTAGGTGACGTTGTTGATGGACTTGAAGCTTTTGGCTTCAAGGTCAACATGCACAAGTCTTTCTGGACTGGTATGTTCAGAGAGTCTTGTGGGAAGGAGTATTTCAACGGATACGATGTGTCCGTTGTCAGACTCCGTGCAGAGGTTCCAACCTCGCGTCACGATGCAGCCCTCATCAACCGTTTCGTAGATTTCCGCAACCGGGCTTACAACGCCGGTTTGTGGAGAACTGTGAAAGTCGCTGATGACGTAGTAACTGACGTCTTCCCTGCTCTTCCTCCTAGGAGGAGAGACCGGGATATCAGTGATTCCTTCCCTGCTTTGGCTCTCGATACTGTTCTTCGCACCAAATGGAGAGGTCGTTGGAATGACGATCTTCACATTTGGCAGGAACGCTATCCCAAAGTTAGGGCTCTGTCGACTTCTTACGTCGTCGATGGAGAGCCGGGGCTGTTGAAATGGTTCCTTGAGAATCATGACCGTACCGTTCAGTATCAGACTGATCGGTATGAGGGCCAAGAACGTGCCCATACGTTCCGTATCAAATGGGCTGGAATTGAGGCTCCTGCCAAGGAGCTTCAATTGGACTAGATCTTAGTCCTGCGGGC